AACTGGTCATCATCAGTATATGTTAATGACAATTTTGCTAACGACTGATGCACTTGATCCAATGCCCTAGCTGTTAAATCCTTGTTTAATAAAGAAAAATCAATTTGAAATGGAGTTACTGCTCTCCTTAAAGACCAACTAAAATCTTTTTTAGCCATTCGTGTATCAATTATAAACTCAACCAAACTTGATATGTCCAATATAGTATAACCAGAACTGACACTGTTAATAACTATATCTAAATTTGGTAAATCAAGATACAGGTAAAGATTTTGTTTAACAATTTCCCAGTCTGATCCATGCCGTTGATAATCGGCGACATTTCCTATTCCATCGATACTTAAAATTATTCTGACCGATTTAAATTGAGTAATTTTTTCCATTAATTTTGGATTAAATACACTTCCATTAGTGGTGATCTGAAGCATGATTTTTTCATGATGGTTATTTTCTATTAGATAATCAAGTATGTCATGATATTCTTTGATTAACATAGGCTCACCACCAGTTAAGTACAATGTGTCTAAATTTTTAGCTATGTTTTTTATTTGTTCTTGACTTGCATTAGAAAATTCGCCAGTAACATCCATCGGGAGAAAATATCTTTGTAATTTGTTATTTTCCTTAACTTCTCGGTCAAATCGATTACTATTAATAGGACCACACATCCGACATGCAAAGTTACATAAATTGCTGGTTCTAAGTTCGAGATATTTTATTATAGTGGGTGTTTCTTCTGTAAGCCCAGATTGATCAATTGGGTACATCGAGTTAATTTGTGTTCGTAAACTTGCATTTCCCAACTCTTCAAGTTGCCAACAATATATACAAGTTTTTGGTTTTTCATTATTCAAAAAATCTTTTTTTAAGTTTTTGACCACGTCGCTAGATATAAAATTTATTGGTGCCATTTTGATAGCATCTGTATTGGTACAACACACACTGGCCTGATCGGTTTGGTAAAACAAAGAAACCCATGGAGCAGAACAAAAATTATCGGCCATATCAGATGTGCCCGGTAATTTGTAGAGTATATCTGGGCATGGTTCCCAGGTTCGCGGCAATGTGTGGACTGTCCCAATCCCAAGTCAGGCAAAATCCTCGAACCCAGTTTGTATACCCCTGACCGTTGCATTCTGCATAGTGACCGGAATGCCACTCGTCCAGGAATATAACAGCACGTCTGATAGTATTTTCTCGACCTTTTAAATCAAACAACTCAATGTATCTACGATATGTATCCACATGCTCGGGCAACATACTGCCTGCGTCCATACGATAATAACTTGTACCTATATTTTTCCATTTCTCATAGGTTGCAAAAAAATCCACAAACTGCTGATTCCAACTTGGTTGTGGGCTACGCATATCGCACATATGACCACCAAACGGACCGCGAAATCCCGAATCCTCCCAGGCAATCATTGTCGCAGGATCGTTGAATTGTTCTTTTTTATATGTTAAATGTTTATATTCATCGTCCCAGAATGGAGCGATGTTAAAGGATTCGTGTGTTGCCATAATGTATAACCTCGTAATCTTTCTCTGTCTTATATTGACGCCATGGATCAACAACCACACTACCCGGTTCTAGGTCCACATATAGTTCTGGTTCTGTTTGTTCTCCAGTGTAGCCATAAGTTACTGTTCTACTGTGAGCTATGAATGCAATCACGGGCATTCCGGCAAACGGTGGAACATCTCCAGTTAGCGGATCCACATAATAAAACTTTGCCTGTATTGAGTCCAAGTAATGGCCCAGTAACAAACTGTAACTACCATCAAGTATGTCCACATCGGGCTTGTATGCTTTTCCTAAAATATAGATAGGTAAGTTTTTTTCTAGTTGTATACGTTTTAAAAACCGTGCTAAATTAAGTGCCTGCGTTTCCCTTGCACTCATTATGGTATCAAATATATCATAACCTAAATTTAAATTTTCTGCTAACCAACGTAGTGCAATGTTGTCCCTGGGGTGGCAAGGTCCTGCATCACCCATTCCGGCGGTCATGTACTTGCTGCTCATGATGCGTGTGGTACTTGCTGCTAGTGCATCAGTGACTACGTCAACGTTGATGTTACCATTGGTCATCGCAACATCTTGTATCATGTTGACCAGGGCGATTTTTGTACTAATAAATGTGTTATAAAATATCTTGATTGATTCAGCTTCGTCCCAAGTACCAACCACATATCGTGGATCATTCTGCATCAATGGTTTATAAAAATCAATGAGCATTTGTGCATCACCGGTTTCACTGCCATCTTGAGTACCAATGATAACCATTTCAGGATTAACCATGTCCCATTCTACACTGCCCATGGCAATGAGATAAGGATTGTAAATAAAGCGAGGTATAGTAATACATTCTCTCAACTCTCTGCGTACCGTTCCAGGTAGTACTGTACTAATAAGCACAATCAATTGATCAGGGCCAGCCCAGACGTCAATTTCTTTAAGTACATTTTTTACTATTGTGTAATCAAAGTCCTTGTTGGGTAAATGTGTGATTGGTTGACTACCATCATATGCCGGATCATGCGGAGTTTGTACTGCCACAAATACAATATCTTTACCAGTTACTGCGCCGCGTAGACTATCGGATATTTTAATCCGACTACTTGATCTTGGGTAAATATCATATCCAGTTACGTCGTACTCTTGTGCCATTGTTTCAGCACAGGGTAATCCTAACTTTCCTATACCTACAAAACCAACTTTCAATATGTTCTCCTTAGATAGTTTTTATAATATTATTTCAAAAAATTTACTGGAACCAATCAACTGCGAAAGTCATTATTTTAAAATTTTTGGATCAACAGAGCCAAATGATCTGGATTCTGTCTGGACCATAGACAAGTTGGGCTTAGATGAACTTGCTATAACTAAGTACGTCATATTTTATGATCAAGAACCAATGTATAGTAATCAATTTGATAGACTTTATCAATTCCCACAGGGCGATTCTGAAACACAAGCCTTCATTTACATATTGAGCTGTCACACCTTGGATATGGCGTACTTTAAGACTAAATTTTACGCTATCGCAAACTCGGAACATAGTAAAGAAAAAGACGATCTATTAGAAAAACATGAGTTACTAGATTGGTATTATTTTTTCCACGGTTTTGCTGCACTTGATTGGTATAAAAATGTTCGATATTTGCCGCCCATTAAGACGTTTTCAAAGGTATTTATTTCGTTCAACAACCTTATTAACAAAAAACGCAGTTACAGATTAACATTAATTTCCATGTTACTACAGCGTGACCTAGAACAATTTGGGTATATTTCAATGACTCAGCAAGACACAGCTCAAAAAATAAAAAATGAACTATATTCTCCACATTCGTTATTATCAAAAGAGTCAAAGTATTTAATACATAAAACACTTCTACCCAATCCACCACTATTAGTTATAGACACTGATACCACCATCGGAATCCTAAGTGCCAACGACAACCTTGACACCCTATGTTTGGGATTGTTTCATGTTGTTACTGAAACTATCTTCTATGACGAAAAACTGCACCTAACAGAGAAAATTTTCAAACCCATTGTTGCACGTAGACCATTCTTTCTAGTTGGCGCTCCGGGTAATCTTGCATATCTCAAAAGCTATGGTTTCAAAACATTTGACCATTGGATAGATGAAAGTTACGACTCGGAAACGGATCCGGACCAACGACTTGCTAAAATCGTCGACGATCTAGATAAGCTATGCAAGCTATCTGAATCAGAGTTAATGCAAATGTACGAAGAAATGCAAGAGATATTAGAGTATAACTTTAATTGGTTTTACACAGGATTTAGAGAACAAATTACCAATGAACTGGTGGATAACTTTGATCTACTAATTAAAAAATATAACGCAGGTAAAGACACAAGCTTTAAAAATTATATTAATGTATCTAATATAGATTTTGATGCTGTAAAAAAACTATTGCTACAATAGTCAACTTTGTCCAGCAGCAGACAATATTAAAGTTTCCATGTCGTGTATTCTGGTTCTTGTCGTCTTGCTATTCAACACAACAAACAGCTTCTTTCTGTTACCAACATAAACGCTCATTACCAGACAGCCACCACTGGCTCGAACGTACCCAGTTTTACTCACTAGCACATTATATTTTGCAACCAGGGGATTGGTGTTATTGAAGCGTATTTTACTTTTCTTTTTCTTTATCAATTCAACAATAGTTTGATTGCTGGCATTTACTATCATGGGGTATTTTTCCGCTGCCTGTAACAGTTTGATAAGGTCAATACCGTTGCTGATGTTGCGATTGTCTAGTCCAGTACTGTCATGAAACTCAGTATTGGTCATACCAATTACTCTTGCCTTGTGATTCATTTCCTTGATACATTCGGTATATCCCCACCGATATATTTTACACAACATGTCAGCAGCCTGATTGTCTGAATGAATGATGGAAAGATCAAGTAATTGTCTTCGAGTGACCGTCATTCCTCTAAACTTACGTATCTTGACAGATTCTGTCATGCTCTCATTACTGTCTAGCACTACCATTGCAGTCATTAATTTAGTAATACTGGCGATGGGCTGAATTATTGTTGAGTTTTCTTGCTCAATGATGTTGCCATCACCGTCGGCTATTATCCAGACTTTTGCTTGGATGTTTGCGGCAAAAAGTGAGTCGCACACAATGGCCAGCATTGTGATAATTAAAATTTTTTTTATCATCAGTCTTTAGGTAGGCAGGTCCAGGCAACAATTGCTCTTTTACTTTTTACGTTGTTTACCAAGAAGTTGTCGCTGGTGTGAAATTTAAATCTATTGGCTGCAAACAATGACCCTCGTGTCCACTTGAATATATCTTCAATGGTCAGCCAACGAAACCAATCGTAAGGAGCATGGGAGAAATATTTTTTATATGTTGGGTAATCGATTGTGTTGGTATCATACGGTTCTGTTTCGGATATATAGTGTTGTGGCTGTTTAGCTTCGCTTCCTTCCTTAAAGACAATCGTATGACTATCTACATCAAATAGAGGAATTATAAAAGTCCAGGCATGTTTGTGTGCAGGATCAAAGTAACCGCCGCTGTCCACATCACTGTGTATATTATAAGGGTCAACAGAATCAAATATGTGTATTTGTTGAACAAATAAATCTTTACTAAAATATTCTTGAAACTTTGGTTCTAATATATCCCGGACCACTTTATTTTTTTCATTGTAAAAATCAAAGAGATAGTAGGTTCCGGAAAATACTTCCTTGCCATCGCTACCTGGATTGTAATTTAGGTGAATACTATCTGTGGCCAATATGTGTGTTTCAAGTATATTAATTTCTTCGTCAGTGAGAAAATTTGCAATTGTTCGAGTATCAATTTCCATTAGTATCCTTGTTTATAAACTATCAGATATGCATCATTTCCAGTGTACATTTAAGTATAAACTACTTGGCTAAAGTTGTCAACGAACCAGTCGTTTGGTGCTATTGGCGACTTCAAAGTAATATTTAGTTGTTGGGTATTTCACATTCAACCCACTTTAAATTGTTATACCAATTATACCCTGGCATACCTTTGGGTATTAAACATCTTCCAAGTTCCGGCTGCATTTCTATACGTACCTGAACTACCGCCCATATTAGCCAACACAGGTAAAGCACAGCCAAGAAACTCATGCTCCAACACAATACCTTGTACTTGATCTTTTTTATTTGTTTGCGCTTGCGACGAGCAGCCTCGGCATTTCTTCGCATTTCCATACCAATTGCCACTGCTTGTTCTTTGCCCACTACTTCCATCATTGCTTCAACTTCAGTCCACAGAGCACCCAGTTCAGGTGGACTTTGATACACCATGATTTCACGCAGCTCTGCCCGCATTGCGTCCAATTGTTTTCTAAGCAGGACACGTTGTAGCGCACGTTTACCTATACTATCTTCACCGTGATACACTTCAGTTTTACTGCGGCGTTCCTCTTCCTCAAATATTGCATAACATTTATAAAGATTGTCGAAGTATGTGCCTAGCTGCTGACCAATTTCTGTGTAGATATTACTTGTTTCACCATCCTGCTTGTTTAGATTTATTACACGATTTTTTTCTTGTACGTACTGATTGTGTTCAGCAGCCGTGGCAGGTCGGTCTTTGTGTACTGTATGAAATTGGTCGTCAAGATCCTTGAGGACATCTTTAATATCCCCAGCCGCTCCTTTGATATCCTTGTAAAGCTTACAACCTTCTTTGACAAGTTTTACAGCACCGTTTGCCAGAGCAAACAGGGTTAACGGATCCACGTCTTCTCGATTCCTCTGTTGTTATAATTGATGGAACCAATAGTTATCGAATACGTTTATATTTATTACATTCTACTAGGAGAACGGGTGGGTTCTGGCAGTGGGGGTGGATTTTTAGGGGGTCTGTGTGCAAACCAACTCATAATATGCTCCTTTTATAGTCATAAAAAAACCTGGAATAACCAGGTTTATTTGTATGTTGTTCTTGTTCCAATTGGGGCGTTTTTTAATGGACTGTCCTCGGGTATAATTTGTTCGAGACCAACTGCAATCATACACCATTCTCCGGTAGCCAATACCTGTGTTATCCAGCTGCTTGTTCCTGTTTTTAAGTTTGCCCAGAGACTGGTAACTACACCATTCTCTTTGTTAATACCTACGTATATAGGCTCTTCGCCGTATTTTTCAACTGTGAATTTAACTTCCGCTTTGCTAGCACAAATAACTCCCATTGTTCTTTGATGGGGTTCTGCATATACCGATGCAGTAGTTACTAGTGATAATATAGCAGCCAAAAGTTTGTTCATAATAATATGTATTTGAACAAACTATTTTTAAATAGTTAGTTATATCGGCTGCAGATTATATCGTAAAATTCGTCAAGTTCACCGCCCCACTTGCCTTTAAGATGTTCTGCCAATTCACGACACAATTTTTCGTTTTTATCTTTATTTGCTTGCACAAGCTCAGCGTGTAATTTCTTCCAATGTTCCAACATTGATAGTTCAGCCATGGAAATTTTATTTCCAGGTACCACACAAAAGGTTTCCAGTATGTTATCGCCAGCCTGATGTGGCTCAAGTTCTAACACCAGATATCTTTCAGAAATTTCGTCTGCTGCGGCCCTTGAAAATATAATATCCATTAATTCCTCTTTTGTACGTTTGCAATTTTATATACCTGTTGGACCGCCCGAGCCTGATAATAACAATCTATTAGAGCATTGTGTGCCCCAACAGCGTTTTTATTTCTGGGATCTCCGTGTACACCAAACAGTGTACGACTATCTCGTATCTGCCAGAATTGCCAGGGTGCAGGTCTATTCAGTTGTCGATATAAGTTTTCAAGTATAACAATGTCAAACGCCGGACCCTGACACCAAATATTATTTGAACCAACTAAAAATTTATTTAACTGGTCCATGGACGCATCCAGACTGGTACGCTCTTGTTCGCCCAGTGCCTCTTCACGAACATCTTCGGGTTGACGACCCCACCAGTCAACAGTGTCCTGTTGAACATGGCGATTCAGTGTTAGTTGCTCATCAACATCAATCCGAATATAAAGTCCAGTTTCGGTATTGACGTCGTCAGCAAAAGGATCAAACTTAACTGCACCCAATGTGAGAACCACCGCTTCCGGGCGGGTACTCAGTGTTTCAATATCAAGCATTATGTCCATTATTGATTCCTTAGTGCTTTTTCGGTTTCGGCTGCTACTACACGTTTACGTAGGCTACTAGAACTAAAACTATGATCGCGTCCATTAAATATTAATTCAATTTCTCGATCCCAACATTCTTTCTTGCCAGTAAAATCTTTGTTTTCGTATTCCACACCCAGTATTCTAACATCAACTGGTAATATAAGCAAAAGGTCAATTAAGTCTCGTTCAGTTTGATACACAACTATTTCGTCCACAAATCTAGTGGCACTAAGTTGTATTTGTCTTTCCACAATACTTTGCACCGGAGGATTCTTGGTATCTGGCCGATCTATGGTGGGATCTGTTTGCAGAGCAGCAATAAGATAATCGCAGTGATTTTTTGCTTCCGACAACATAGCAATATGTCCGGCATGTAGCATATCAAAGGTGCTGAAGGTTATACCAATCTTAAGGCCCTGTGCCTTAAGCTCTTTGATTTTATTGAATATCATATTAGGTTGCTGGTTCTAGCTTAACGTTGAGTGGAAAACCATTGGTGCGGGCCAGCATGGTGGCTTCAACACCTTTTTGTTCGGCAATCTCGTAGGGCAGTGTACTAACTACGCTACTGCCTTCTTCGTGTATTTTGTGTGTGATTTCCATAGCAGACTCTTCGCTATGATGGAAAATATTTTTGAGACTTTCAACTACAAATTCCATTGTAGTAGTATCATCGTTTAAGTATATAACATTAAACAAACTAGGAGGTTTGATATTTGTCTTAGTTTGTATTCGAGGTTTTACTATAACGTCTGTTTTGCTCATAATCTCATATAGTTGTGTGGGGAGACGATACTCCCCACATGTTCATTATATTACTTATTCAATTACTTTGCAAATGTAATGGCGATTTTCTTGGGTTTTTGTTCTTCGGGAACAATGTGCTCAATACTGATTGCCAGAATACCGTTTATTACAGTGGCACCCTTGACTTCCATGTGGTCAGCCAGTGGAAAGCTACGTGTAAACGTACGAGCACTAATGCCACGATAATGGTAAGTGTACTCGTCTTTTTGTTTTTGCTCACCACGAATGGTTAACACATTTTCCTTGAATTCAATGTCCAGATCTTCTTCAGTGAAGCCAGCAACTGCCAATTGAATAGCATAATGTGTTTCATCAATCTGCACAATATTGTGCGGAGGATAGTTTCCATCTGTTTTGCTGTTGGCAAATGTGCGATTTAGTTCGTTGAATAAACGATCAAATCCCACGGCATGGCGATGGATAGTGGGTAAGTCAAAAGCGGTGATATAGGTTGTCATAGTTTTCTCCTTTCAAATAAGCAAGTTATGACGTATATGAGTGCAGACCCCACCTGGGCATCTACACCGCATATTCTTTACTTCGTTTCTTTAAATTCAGCATCAACTACATCGTCATCAGCCTTGGGCTGTTCCGCTGTTGTCTCTGGCTGTTGTACTTCATTAAGTATATTTGCAGCAACAAGTAGTTCGGATATCTTGGTAGTAATTAGTTCCTTGTCTGTTTCTGTAATTGTTTTTTCGAGGTTGGTGATAGCCTCATTAATTTTAGTCGTCTGATCTGCTGTTAGCTTGCCTTCCGCTTCCTTGATATCAGTCTGAACCTTGTGGATAACGGAATCCGCTTGGTTGCGTACTTCAATCAATTCACGTTGCTTTGTATCTGCATCAGCATTGGCTTCAGCATCGCGAATCATTTCTTCAATTTGCTCTTTGCTTAGACCACTGTCAGACTTAATGGTAATCTTATTTTCTTTGCCAGTGTTTTTATCCCGGGCACTTACTTTAAGAATACCATTGGCGTCAACATCCAGCATGACTTCCACTTGTGGTACACCACGTCGAGCAGGTTGAATTCCTTCTAAGTTGAATTCACCCAATAGTTTATTATATTGTACAAGTTCGCGTTCACCCTGATAGACTTTAATAGTTACAGCCGGCTGGTTGTCTTCGGCTGTGCTGAACACCTGACCATTCTTGGTTGGTATTGTGGTGTTCTTGGTAATTAGTTTCGTCATCACTCCGCCCATGGTTTCGATACCTAGGCTTAGTGGTGTCACATCAAGTAGTAATACGTCTTTACGGCTACCGCCCAGCACAGCACCTTGTACTGCTGCACCTACCGCTACTGCTTCATCCGGATTGACATCACGACGTGGTGCCCGTCCAAATAACTTTTCAACTTCTTCTTGTACTCGTGGCATACGAGTCATACCACCAACCAGGATAACTTCATCAATGTCCGTGGCTGTTACACCTGCGTCACGCATGGCAACACGGCATGGTTCAATACTGCGTTGGATCAATTCGTCTACCAGGCTTTCCAGTTTAGCACGAGTCATCTTGATGTTCATGTGCTTGGGACCTGTGGCATCTGCTGTGATATAAGGTAAGTTTACATCTGTTTGTGTGCTATTAGATAGTTCAATCTTGGTACGCTCTGCAGCTTCTTTAAGACGCTGTAGTGCCATTACGTCTTTACTTAAATCAACACCTGATTCCTTTTTAAACTCGGTAATCAAGTAATTCATAATGCGTTGGTCAAAGTCTTCGCCGCCTAGGAATGTATCACCATTAGTGGAAAGGACTTCAAATTGTTTATCACCGTCCACATTGGCAATATCAATAATACTAACGTCAAAGGTACCACCACCCAGGTCGTACACAGCGATCTTGCGATCAGCTTTTTCATTTTTGTCCACTCCATATGCCAATGCTGCTGCAGTTGGCTCATTGATAATACGTAATACTTCTAGTCCGGCAATTGCTCCGGCATCTTTGGTTGCTTGACGCTGACTATCATTGAAGTAAGCAGGTACAGTAATAACTGCCTGTGTTACTTCGTGTCCCAGATAATCTTCTGCGGTCTTCTTCATCTTGCGAAGAACTTCAGCACTGATTTGCGGAGGTGCTAGTTCAGTGTCGTTGGCTGATACCCATGCATCACCGTTTGCACTTTCAATGATCCGGTATGGCATGAGATCAATATCTTTTTGTACTGCTTCTTCTTTAAATTTACGGCCAATTAATCTCTTGGACGCATAGATAGTATTTTTGGGGTTTGTTACTGCTTGACGTTTTGCGCCGGCACCTACAATAATCTCTTCAGCAGTATAGGCAACGATACTGGGTGTAGTACGTGCGCCTTCACTATTTTCAATTACTTTTGGGATTCCGTTTTCGATTACTGCTACGCAGCTATTAGTGGTACCGAGATCGATACCGATGATTGTGCTCATAGTTTCTCCTTAAGTTAAGCAAGTTTTATAGGACCCGAGGCATCCTATACAATTATTTATACATGTAGCAAATTATTTATCAGGTTGTTTTCTAAATAAAAAATAGTCCAATACACCATTGACTTTTTTAGCAGGGCTTAGAAAATTGTTGGGTCCATAGTAATAGGTTTTTTCTTGACCGCATAGCCATTGATTACCTTCTGTGACATTTACTATGACTGCATCGGATCGCAACACAGCCGCGGCAAGCCATTCGGCATTTTGCATTTCATCTCGATGCAGATAGATGTTATACATTTCGTCACTGTTCTCACACATACGGGCCAATAACTCTACATCGTCCATGGTGGCATCAACCACAGTCACCGTGTGCAGTTCATCATCAACAAAGTCCGGAGGAGTTATAAAGTTACTATGCATTTTTATTTTTCAAAATATCTTCGATCTGTTGTTCAACTTGACTTTGTTCAGCGTCATTTAGGTCTTCAACTTCATATTCACCGGCTTCTAATTTTTGTATCAGATGCTGAATGTAAGCCTGATTATAAGTGTAGCTGTCAGTAGAGTTTTTATCAATCTCGATCCACTTAACGCTATTCCATTTAAACAGTCTCTCAGGCAAATAGTCGGTACGTATGAACATGTCGCCCTTGGCCGGGCTTGGCGGAAACGCTTCACCAAATCCACATTGTGCAGCATTACTGTTAGATATCTCATTGTCAGCCTGAATTGATAACTCTGGGTGCAAACTGGAAAATGCATCTAAATTATAAACCTTGCCTTGATACCGAACAGCATAGTCAGCACCGCGACGTATCGGGGTATTGAATGGGTCAACAGGCTTTACAGGCTCAGGCGGAGTTTCTTCGACTGTTTGTTCAACTTCTTTGGGTGCATTATCTTGAAATAATTTTACCAGTGCTTCGTGTGAAGCTTGTTCAGCAGCTTGGTCTTCGGCTTGTTCTTTGTGTTCATCTATAACACGCTGTGCCCACATTTCTTCATTTTCCAAAACTGGAATATCTAAATCTTCCGCATGATATTCATCAGCATCAATTGTCTGTGCTGTAGCCTGTGCGTTGGCAAAGAACTGCTCCGTCTCAGGCTCTATAACTTCAACAACAGGTTCCAATTGGTCTACAGCAGCATTGGCTGCAATGGCACGTATCTGTTCCAATTGTTCTTGGGTTAGTTCAGGATAAGGTTCATAAGGAGGTGGCGACTCTTCTGGTGGTTCCTCTGTCGCAGTGGCTACAGGAACGGTTTGTTCTTCCTCATCATGCACCAGACCTTTTTTATCTTCCCTGGCCCATTCCAGTTGTTTATTGGATGCTAGAATCAAACATAAGGCCAAAGGATCAAAAACTATTACAATAAGAATAATGATCCAACTCACAGCACGTTCCAATACATTAGCATCCGGATTGTCACCGTAGACAAAGGCTGCAATGTATTTTACTGGACCAACATCGGCTTCGATCTTTCTAAACTCTGCTGCCAGTGGCGCACGTTCTTGTTGTAATTTGGCAATCTTCTTTTGTGCAGTTACAATTTCTGTTTGTAGACTGGAACGTTCCTTGGCCTGTTGCTTACGTACTAGTACCGCTCTTTCAGCGCCACGTTCGGTATCTGTACGACCAAGCAAACTGTCTACCTGTGCATCCATTTGCAGTAATGCTCGTTTGTTTGCGTCTATGTTGTCTTTTTCGGTTTTGATCTGTTCGTCGTAGATGGCAACTTTACTCATTGCATCGCCACTGACTAGATTTTGATCACTGTGTGCCTTGGATAAGAATCCAAAAATACCCATGCTGGTTAATAGCATCAGGAACACAATGGCCGGAATTAGATAAGTTTTATATGCCCACGAAATTCTGGCCCAGTTATTGTGTAACCACACTGTGGCAGTAATCTTGCCAGCTTCCAATGCACCGCCCATAATAATAACAGGCACCACGGCTGCTGCAAAGATGGCTGTAAGGCCTTCAACTGAATACCATGCAGCAATAGCACTGATGGTGATGGCAATCACCATCATTAAGTAACCGAATATCATAGAGTGTATTTATTTAGAATAGTCTTGTCAATATAGCAGATTACTGTGATGTTGTCAACTGTTTTGGTTCGTCTGGATGAACGTAACCGGTGCTGTTAGGATTTTGTACGCCCATTGATTAAATTTTTACGCCAATAAAGATGTGGCTATTTCTACCTGCTGCCCATGTGTTAGCATTAGTGGATCCGTAACCGGTATTAATGGCAGATCTAACTCCAGCATTTAGTGCTGATGCATCCCATACCGTTAACGCAACAATGTTGCCACTGGCCACTGTAGACAAAGCATTGGCCAATGCTGTTAAATCCCCTGCTACACCATATGTATCATAATTGGCCGTGCTAACTAGATTGCCATAGGTATCCAGGACTACCATATTGTGTCCTCGATCATCGATATTTAAAACTTCAATGTCATTGACCACAACTCTGGAGTTTTGGTAGCTAGGAACATCCCATGATGATGCGTAAACATAAATTTTGTTGCCACTTACATATTGTGTAGTTTCTAACGCCGCTGTTGTACCAAATGCTTCATAGAACGTAAAAGCCGGCGCAGTACTGATCCAGGGACGACCCACTATTAATCCGCCTGTATTTGGATTGTTTATTGTGCTATTGTCATTGAATTGTGTGGGTAGCAAAGTTATATCGTATGTTGCTCTTGGTTCTCCATCTGCTGCTCGGCCCGAAGCTGCTAGATCTAGTTTTGCTTTTTGTCTTAGCTCTCTTGTGGCTAAATGTGCGATTCCATTTGCTGACATCGTTAACTCCTTGCTTGCCAATCCGGGAACATACTGGGTGCATTGGTTCTAATATCTGCAGGATTTTTGCTGTGATGTACATCGTCGCCGGCTGGAAATGCTGCACCAAGAGGAGCAATAACTTCGGCAGGCTCATTTGCATACTCCGGTGTATCAGTGCCGAAAATACCAGCAAGCTTTTGCATATCAGCAAGTTCTTGTTCGGGTTGAGCAGATATTTCTATAGCAACCACTGGCTCAGCAGGAGCTTCTGCGCTGTCGATAATATCTAATACACCACGTATAATATCTGTAATCTTCATGATCAATCCTATATAGGATATTTAGTCAAAAAGAAGCCCGCTGTAGCGGGTTCAATTGTCCTGAAAATTTTACAGAGCTTTGACGTAATCGATAATGTCCCGAGACTGTTGCATATCGCTATGCTCCAGTGCTCGTTCAACCATGTCAAAATATTGACCATGCAAATCTTCTAATAGGTTGTCAATGATCTGACGTTTTCGATTCAGACTGGGAGTTTGATAATAACGTGGTCTATAATCAGGCGTCATACGATCTTTCCCTATGTTTGGTGTTGCGTTGATAACGTGTTTTATTTTCTACGGTACGACTCCGAAACGGTGACCCAGTCTCAAACAGAACACGATGTGCTCGAGTGCGCTGTACAGGAAGTGTTTTGGTCTTGATCATGATTGGTTATTTACTTCTTCTTTAGTAAAAATAAAACGGTACAAGGGTGTGCATTGCGTCAAGAAGTCCGGACCCACATCCAGACTAACATAGTTTTCACCTTGCATACCTTGCTCGGTATAACTGATGTCAGCAAGTGCCTGAACACTAAAACCCAGAGATGCCATACAACTACGGAACGACTTGAGCCAGGCCTGGTCGGAATAAATCAATCCGTCGGATTCAACGTTCCATTCACTTGGATCAAAGTAGGCACGTAGTTCACCGTACTCGTACTCACCATCGTCGCTAACCGAGGCCACTGCTACACGATTAACACAAACAGTTTTTGCCACTGTGCTCCAATAACCCGTGCCGTAGGTACTGGTAACGAAATTAACCTGGCGATCGAATTTCATGTTGTGTCTCCTTAGTCCAGTCTGCTGCCAGCATAGGCACTCAGTCCCAGTTTATCACGCAGCACCTGGGCCATGGCATCAGCACCGGCTTCTTTGATGTCGATATTCTGCACACCCAGTCCACCCGGATTCCACATGCTCAGGCACTTGGGCTTGTGATCCTTCTTGAAGCCTGCGGCAATCAGCTCCTTGGCTACCTTGCTGTTGGTACGATCCACAAATACTTCCACCCAGGCGAAACCACAGGCATACTGATCGCCACCTATCTTGTTGTACATTTCTTTGCTGGCACGTTGTGCTTCAGCCAGGGCTTCACTAACTACAGATTTAATGTCGCTCATTATGCAGTCTCCAGATCTTGATAATTCATCACAGCAGCATTGAACTGTTCCAATGCCTCGTAGTATTCGGTTTCGTAAAACTTAAGATTCTTCTTGTAAATGCCCGAACCGATGTCAAGTTCGTAAGTGTATTCACCGGTGCGCCAAAGTATAACACGCTCATCACGGCCGTTACGGCCATCTGTAATAAATTGAATACTCATTATGCAATCTCCTTGGCTTCCACCAATTGCTTGATGTTGGTTGAGTAAAAAGGCAGACGTACAGTACTGCGTGTCGACACCACTTCCACCGAGAGGTTGCGGAAGTTATCGACCACCTCACGAACAACAACTTCCGTGCCCTTGCGAATTATATTACCTTCCGATGCAACATCCATCGTAAGAGCTCCAGCCACACTATCGATTACCATTATACAGTCTCCTTAAACAGTGTATGTGTGACCAGTTAACGCATTTACTACTTTGGCACCTGCACCAAAAGCAGCCCTCATTTCAAAACGTTCTTCTTGGCTAGGACCTTTGTAGTTTTTGCAATAAGCTTCAAGTGCAACACGGTCTTCTTCGTCACGTTGCACCAGGCTGTTGTTTTGTTCTTGTTTGGTAATCCAACCTGCATCCACAAAGTTCTGCAACATGTCTGCAAAAGGAATACGATCGTTACTATTCCAACGAACCACAGGACCAGTTTCGCTGTTGGTTTCATCGATGTAAAATTCTGTACTGTATTTTGCGTCTAACATTTTGCGCTCCTTACTAGTTAATATACTTCGTATTCTAGCAAAACTGGCATTTTAGGTCAACCTTTTTTAGAACTCCGCCGTCAGTTCACCAGTTGCATCTTTTTTAACAAACACTTCGCTGGTTTGCTCGTTCTCGTACACATTGTCGAAATACTTAACAGAATAGCAAAAATTACCGCTGCTGGTAAATCCCAGAAACTTAACAGAATTAAAACTCATTCCAGTATAGCCGCTGCGGGCAAGAATGTTGCTGATTTCGTAACGGTCCAGGCTTGTATACTTGCTGAGTTCGGCGGCTGTTATCATTTGCTGTTCCTTGCTAGTTAATATACTTGGTATATTAGCAAATCTGGCACTTTGGGTCAACCAGTTTTTATGTTGCTAATTTAACAACAAGTCCCACGGTGTAGATTAGCAACAATGTTGCATTAATAACAATCAGGCTCCATTCCCGCCAGATTACAGAAACAATAAGCCAGAAAAATGCTCCCAGGTTGAGTAGAGCAGGCCCTTCAGGATACATGTTGACGCTGGTGCAAATGGCTCCCGCAATAGTTACGAAAGTAGCAAGCCATTTAAGATACCAGATTGGTGTTTTCATCAAGGAACTGTAACAGATTGAGTGTTTTCAGTCAAGACAATATTTAATGGGTAAATAGCTATGCAATGAGCAATAAAATAATTCCCATAAAAACTCGCACTAACAAAGACATTCAGGAAACCTTACGCAACCCCGTTGACTCAAACATGGGCAGTTCGCTGAGTAAGTTACATGAAGAATTCAATAGTACTGACATGCCCGAGGACAAATATCTGGCCACAGCAAAAGGCATGCTCAAATATGCCATGCCTACAGCTCAGAAAAATTTGTCCACAGTAAAAATTGAAAACGTCACCAGGCGCACACACATTGCACTGATTCTCATGCCCAAGTGGGCCGTATTTTTTGCGCCATACAACATTGCCCGACTGGCTGCAGTTGCCAGAGCTGCAGGTTATCGAACCAGTGTGTTTGATTGGAATGTTGACACCTGGCACAAACTTAAAAAAGTTTTACCAGAAGATCCTTACGAAGGTCATGGATCAAGAGATTATCTCTGGCTTGACGACATGTACGAAACCAGATTGCAATCACACGTTGAGCCCATACTGGAAGAATACTTAACAAAAATTATAGAACTAAAACCAGATGTAGTGGGATTTAGTTTGTATTACACCAATGTGTTTCCCACACTGTGGTTGGCAAAAAAGATCAGGCAGCATCTACCCGATACCAAGATAATCGCCGGCGGATCACATATACAATGGAATCCAGATCCTTTTCCTGAATTTGATCATGTGGTCAAAGGCGAAGGCGAAGAACTACTATTACAGATGTTGGATGATATCGAAAATGGTGTTCCCTTGACCGAGTATCAGTACAATGCAGACAAAACAAAACGAATCAATCTGGATCAATTGCCATTTCCCGACTATTCGGATCTAGACGTAAATGCTTATATGATACCCAATGCCATAAGCTCGGAATTGAGTCGAGGTTGTGTGGCTAAATGCACATTCTGCCAGGAAACACATTACTGGAAATATCGTAGTAGACAGGCACCCTTTATTCTGGAAGAAGTTGAGCATCAATATCGAACCTACGGCACAAATGTGTTCTGGTTTATTGACAGTCTGGTCAACGGAAACATCAATGAGCTACGTGCGTTTGCACTGGGTGTTGTGGAACGCGGACTAAAAATCAAGTGGGAAGGATATGCTCGTTGCGACGAACGTATGGATCTGGAATATTATCAAGACTTAAAAGCCAGTGGTTGCATGGCACTGAATTACGGTATAGAGAGTGGTAGTCAGCGTGTGCTTGATGCCATGCGTAAAAATGTCACTATAGCCGAAGTTGAAAAAAACTTGCGCGATGGGGCATCAGTTGGGATTGAGGCTCAATCAAACTGGATGCTGTGTTATCTCAACGAAGAGTCAGTGGACTTTGCCAAGACAATGACCCTGGCCTGGAGAATTCAAGACTGCCGGTTAACTTCAATGGCCCGCGGTACCATGAACATTGGACCCGGCAGAATCGACGATGATAGAGAATTTTATAATGTTCATCCAAAATATTTTTGTCTGAGTTGGGCAACCAAAGATCTTGGTAATACAAAAATACACAGATTGATAAGATTCAAGAGCTTCAATATCTTTGTTGAACAAATGCCCGCATATGGACAATGGGACTCAGACAAAAGCGGCAGATTAAAAACTCAGTACCAAGTTAACTATAATAATCAAAACGTTCAACGAGTCAACATTAAGGAATACCTGGACGTACCGTACGAAGAATTTGATTACGAAATTATTAAAGATCCCAGTCTGGATTGTGTGTTTATGCGAACTGTAGTAAATGAACCCTGGGCTCTTGTGAGATCATTATGGCGTAGTAGACACCGACAGGGCATGGAATTCTCTGTTAAATTTGATCCCGAGTGGGACTTAAATGAATACGGCAATAGGCTTGCTGATAAATTTACTGCTAATTACTATTTTAAAATTGATGATGCAGGCAATTGGACTGCCAATGTCACTGCTAAATTTGATTGCCCAGAAAACCCACATGCTCCTTGGTCTCCAGAAAATGATGTTAGGTCAGACTATAACATAGACTTGGCCTGGTCAGGATCTGGAAACTGGAATTAATGAAAGGTTATATCGTCGTTGAATTGATCGAGATCAATTACGCCCAGTATCTTCATTATCTTTGCAATATTTTTTGGTGGCTTGTCGGGACAAACTTCAGGAATAAATGCATACTTTAAATTACCATCGGCGTCGAAGATAAAACCATAATCTTCATCGCCGATGTCTTGGTAATCAGGATCTAGCTCTTGAATTTCTATTTCGGCACGTTTACTCATCGTTGCCTCCTGTTCTAAATATATTTATTGATTACTTAAACAGGATGAGTGCCATTAATACCGCCTGAATAACAAACCCCAGACCAATTGTAACGATGTTTAGTATATCCTTGAGAATTACTGCACGACCAAAAAGAAACACTAATCCCAACCATAAAAACATTACAACATCAACACTGGGAGTAGTATCAGTTAATCCGGTTAGTAATGCCAACAATGTGGGAATGGTGGCTGCGTGTAATGCTATTGCAGCCAACCATCCCAGTGTGTCGGCACTGATTTTGTGGAAGTGAGCCAAAAAGAACTCGGCTACACCATTTTTAATACGATTGAAATCAATTTTATTTGAATCTTCAGTTTTTGACATATTGGCTCTAGGTCTAAAGGTTGAATTTAACAGTGGCATTCTGTATCCCACTAACTACCATAAAAAACATGGCGTCCAATTTTTGTAATTGGAGTCTTGCCCCAGGTGGGTTTGACGTAGTCAGCATGAAAATACATTGCATTTTTGAGACTGGGTAACCGGAAGTTTTCCAGTAGAACTTTTTTTGCTACTTCTTCGCTTTCGCGATAAAGTGGTTGATAAATTGGCTTCACTCTATGAGTTCCATCACAGTACCATGAGAACTGACATACCACTTTTGAGTACACAATATTTTTCTGATAAACTACTCCACATACGTCTCCAGGAAAATTTCCACTTGCAACACGATTCATGGTCACCTGCGCCACAGCAACTTTTCCTTCAAATGGCTCACTGGCGGCTTCCCAATAGATATTCTGAGTCAAGCAACGCAGTTGACGTTCACGATCATTTGATGATACTAATTTTACTTTTTGCATTTGGGCCTTCTCGGCTGCCAATGCTTCAAATTTATTTTTGGTTACTGTTACTAATGCAGCAGTGGCTAACCACATACCAAAAACGATTGTCACAAATTTTGCAATACTAGGCAAATATTGTTTCATGTTACACCCTCCTTATTCAGGTTGTAGTTTTATATAACTACGAGATTTTTTAGAAAACAACTGCTATAACACCATTATCTGGTACTATAATAGTACTTTCTTTGATTTTTTACTAGTTATGTAAGCAGTTAATTGTATATCAACCACAAATTACGTCTGGACTTCCAGCGGCACAAAAATCTCCGCAACTGATTGAATCACCAATTCTGGCCAAGGCCAAGCCATTGACAAATACTGTTGATGAGCCAGAACTCTGATTACTACCATGTGTGTCTGGTGGTCCTGGGTCAGTATGATCAGGCCATGCATCAGTGACCCTGACTGTACCCTGCCCATTTACAAAAGTATCAGTACTGCCGTTGGGGGTACTGGGACGAGGAACATATCCGCCATGGCCAGTACTGGGGTCAACATTGGTTCTAGTTACTGGTGGCATTACACTTTCCCCATGGCAACATACTCCACTAGTGTTAATGCTCCTGGAGTATAACTGTTATTTATAACCTGTGTCAATGGTAAAGTTGTTACTCCATTAATTGTAACGGTGTAACTTGCAGTTTTACTATCAGGTGATACTGCAGCTATATAATTACCAACGAAATTTAAATTAGCACTAACGTTTGACCATCTGGTCACGGTCACAAAAGT